TAGAACAATTCACTTATCTTTAATTTTGACATCAATTCACCTTTGCTATGTAACTTACATAATAACACACTAAAAAAAGAAAGTCAAGTGTGAAATTGACCGTATTGACTAAATTGCAGGCCAGTCTCTATACAGAGCGTGTTGTATATTACCCGAAACAAATTGATTAAAGCTTTTATGTTTTTCTTCAAGCTCACCTTCAAGCGGAGCAACTCTTTGGAATGCAGTTTCTAGTTGGGCCATGTCATTGAATTCAATCATGACATGCCACTCTGGCAAATCTTGAATGCTTCGAAAACCCATCTTACATCGTGTTATTCTGTACGATACTAATTTGTCTTCTGACTTCAAATGATCCAAGAAGCCCTTCATGTTATTAACCCAATCTATATCACTGATGGGGCCTTCTTTATCTGCCCATATATGGTATATATCCATGTTATCCCCTTTCCGGAAAATAATCTTGTTGTGTACCTTCTCTATGCACATCACTGGTGATACAGTGTAATCCACCGTCCCAGAAGTATCTATGCCTGAAATTAATGATATGCGGGGTAATGCCGTGCCGTTCAAACGCATCAAATACTTGCTCATTATAATTATTACAAACTACATTCTGTTGATCAATTACTAGCATGTTCACATCGAATACAGTTTCTTCTACATAACCCACCCAATGATTTAACCAGCCTTCAACAAACTCAGTGAATTCATCATTCAACTCTTCACCGGGTACCCACCACTTCCCGTTATTTTTTTGCTTTAACTCTAAAAACGCCCGGACCTTCCACCAACTTTGTTTGTGTAGATAAACTACCTCCCACCCCGGAAATGTTTTTTCATAGTTTGTTATATCTTTCAGTGACACAATCAATCCGGGCTTTACTGGGCACAGTACCGCGTCGCTATGCCCGCCTGTATCTACATAAGTATATCTATAAGTATCAGGCAATTTATCTACAAGCCTATTATATGTTTCGATGCGCCCGCTATTAAGATCATGGCTACCTATATAGATATCTTTGCCAAGTCTAATAGATTGGGCTGAATTAAAATTTGTTAATTCCGGGGCTGCAGCTTCTAATCCGATCAAAACACGATTGCCGGCTAGTTTAATGTCAGCTATAACCTCACTCCAATCTGTTCCGGGAATAGAGTCATCATGATTTGTTTTAAAATAAAAATCAGTTCCCAACATTATAGAATAATCTCTCGGAGTCATAGGCGGCGGAAGTATATTACCCTCACCCGGATTCATACACTCTAGATAATTATCGGAAACAATAGGTCTTAATACTTTTACACCAAAACTTTCTAATAATGTTATTAATTGTTGGAAATCTTCTTCAGTCTCTCGTGCGATACGTTCGAATACTACACGAATGCGGTCATTTTTTATAAAATGATAAAATTCAGGAGAGTATGATTTCCCGACAATACATACTTTTAACGGGTCCCAGTGTTGATGAACAGAATACATAGTTTTCCTTTATGATAAATATATTTATATGAAAATTCAGTACAGCACAAATTTTGGCAAGTTTACCAGCTACGATTTTTCAATCACTTCAGTAACCGCATTAGTAAGTGCTGATGAACATTTACTTGCATTGGGGCAAGGATTTATTTGGCGTAATCAAGAATGGCAGCAATGCCGTAGTACACGAGTTTGTTTAGCAGACACATCTTATAGACTATACGAATCTTCTGCTATATTGACCGTATACGATTATGACGAATTAATGATTATAAATAAGCGATATCTTTCGTGTCGAGGATATGAATATAATCCAGCTGATGTCCACATATCACCGCATGATACAATTTGGGGATACTATCATAATGACATGTTGATTGCGTGGAGTCGCATACACAATTATAACGGAGCTAGAGAGACAGCATATTTTGCCTGGGATAGCATTGACATGAATTTACGCATTGGTACAAAAAGCTTACAACATGAAATAGCCTGGGCTAAGGAATTAAATGATGAATATTTATATCTAGGCCCCGGATACGAAAGCTGTTCTATTTACAAAAGCAGGATGCAAGGATTCGAATGGTGGACCGGATCTGAATGGAGCCATGATTTAGAACAGTACACTTGGTTATGTGAGCGAGAGACCTCAGTTAATAACTTCAAAGAATTTGAAACTATTGTTTATAACGCCAAGTAACTACAGAATCAATATTTTCTTGACTCCAGTGTTTATAGTAACCCTTTTCTTTAATCTGATCGGATGCTAAATTCAATGCTGAAAGCGGCGATAGTAATAGAAGTCCACATTCTCCAAAATTCATACATACACCATTAACGTGTTCTATATCATCTGGGTGATCTTCAAGTATCACAAAATCTTTGGGCATTATTAGTTCATTTAACTCACTAACTAGCTTGACTGTTTCAGTAGCTGATATAGTTAAATGATCGAAACAGATCACCACCACATCCTTTGTATCAAATAATGATAACGATTTTAATACCGTACTAGTTAGCTGATCCACGTCAGAAAACACAATTTCAATTTTATTTTTTACTCGTGCCTGTCTGGCGAAAGGACATGGTGGCCAGTTACCTAAATTAGGGTTAGGCTTCTCTACAAATTCGATCAACCATTTAAATAATTTAGTAGTTAATAATGTTCTATCCATATTCACCAATGTCTAATTACGCCTGCTACAATAAAGCAGTTTGTAATAATGTATGTTAACACAATGAAGGTGCGAATACAAGCAATACGGTCAGCTTCTTTGTCCGTACTACCTGCCTTCTCACCTAGTGCTTTTGCCCAAATATGCCACAGTTTTTTCATTTAACTTTTAGTTTTACGCCAGAATACTTCAAATGTATCTGGTTTTAATATAACTGCCCATCCTTGTGGAATTGTTTCTGGATACCAATGCTTCTTACCGTCGCTGTGTTTGTAGAGTTTCATGCGAACAAGTCCTCATTCCATTCACGGTGACCTTCTCTGAATGCCATATTAGCTTGTGTCTCACGGACCTCTACCTTGTAGCACCATAGACGCTTTGCTTCACCTTCGCCCCACATTTCAGGAATGTAAACTCCGTTGACATATTTGTACAACATATCAGCAAGACTTTCACACCCCAGTGCTGGGAGAATAACAATCTTAGCCATATTCTTTTCTTGTAACAGCTTGAATGTTTCCATTTCTGGATCATCTTGTGCTACGATTAGTGTGTGGTCAAACTGATCTTCTAAGGTTTTCTTCAGTTCTTTGAGTCCACCGTAGTCAGCGGCCCAATTGCGGACATCTAAATCGTTTGTACCGAAATAGAACTTCATACTAAATGAATAGCCGTGAATTAGATTACAATGACTGTCACTACGCCATTGACGATAAGCGCACGGGAACGCATCGTGATACTCTTTAGTACTTGTGTACTTGTATGATACTGGTTGCATTAATTTCTCCTATGTTAATTATAGCATAGATGGCAGAGTTTGTAAAGCGGGATGAGCCTAAGACCGCTATAGTTATTTACCTTTTTGTGCTTCAACTACCCGTTTTCTCAAGCTACTAGAGCTAAACGAGTGGTCACGCCCATTGAACACTAATTCAATGTTTCTTTGGGCGCAGATATCTTTGCCCGTAAATTCTTTGTCTTTGTACTCTACACCCAAAATGCGAACATCAATTGGTAGTGTGAGTAGAATATCTTCAAGGTCCTTCTCAGTATTATAGACTACAATTTCATCTACAAAACGGACAGCACTCAGACTAATCTGTCGTTCAACAATACTTTGAATGGGTTCATTCTTTTCAGGTCTATCCCATTGAGCATTGTTTTGTAGTGCAGCAATAAGATAATCACAATGGTTCTTAGCTTGACTAAGCATTGCAATGTGACCTGCATGTAATAGATCAAATTGGCTAAAGGTGATACCAATCTTTAGTCCCTTGTCTTTTAGTTCTTTAATCTTATTGAATATCATTTTTAGCCTTGCTTATAGCATCTTTCATTCTAACTTCGTGTTCTCTTTCAGAGATACTAAGTTCATGTAGTCTGTCAGCGCAACTACGGATATCTTCACTCAATTGACCGTGACCTACTTCAGTTTCTACTGTTCGTACAATCTCATGTAATGCTATTACTGCATCAACTAATTCAAGATTTCTCATCATCGTTCTCCGGTAGTATCTCTGTTAATTCGTCAAATCCAACACCGTCAGTTAGGTGATACTCTTTGCCTGCATGATGATACACTGTAGTCCAAGTATGTTGATTGTTACTTGTGTCAGTGGGTTTAATGAGCCTGAACACAGTTAACATATGTTCTTTCTCAACTCCCTCAATGATTCTACAAGACGGCCCCATTACATCACGTAAAAACTTTTTGAGTTTTGCTGGATCTTTTCTTAGCTCATCTATGAACTCATTGTTCGAACCTGTCACACCAATTCCTCTACAATGCCTAGAACTTCGGCAACGATAAGCAATGTGCCTGCTTCGAGGAAGCCTACCATAATCAATGATGTGCCTGCGCCAATGCGTAGTACACTCTTTACAAGGCTAACATAAAAATGTCCCTTGCTTGTGTCTTTGGGTTGAATATTAAGCTTAGGTGTATCTGCGCAATCACAGTCTCTACCTTGATTGCAATTTTGATTACAACTCATTTGATAACTCCTTGTCAAGGTAAATGATTTTCTTTTCAACACGATAACCCGCAAGATGCTGAAGTTCTTCTATAGTGGGTTCAGGTATATTTTTAAGATGCATTCCAACCGACCAATCAGCTTCTTCATCGGACATTAATGGCATATCATTATCAAGTAATGCTTTATTGAACATATTGATTTTAGCTGTTTCTTCCGCGGTGTACTTGTGTACTTCCATTTTACCGGTAAACAGTTCGCTGCTCACTCCACTGTCGTTCATCCTAATCTTTAAGATAGGTTGGAAGGTCTTTTTATCCACTGTAGTCATCGCTACTAATTTTCTCATTACCGACCTCGGGCTAATTGATAGAACTCTGCTCGTGCTGCTGGATCACTTTTGAAGCCACCGCCTAGTTTACTAGTGACAGTTGAGCTACCCACATCCTCTACGCCGCGGCTCTTGACACAATAATGTTGGGCATCAATCATAACAGCAACATCTTCTGTATCCAGAATATATTGAAGGGCATAGAATACTTGCTCAGTTAGTCGTTCTTGAATTTGAGGACGCTTGCTGAAATATTCCACGATACGATTGATCTTGCTTAATCCAAGTACTTTATCTTTTGGTACATATGCAACAGTAGCAAGACCGTCAATCACCACAAAGTGATGTTCACAGTTCGATTGTACATTAACATTACGTTCGCACACCATTTCATCGTACTTCATTTTGTTATCAACAGTAGTACACTTAGGGAATGCTTCGTAGTCAAGACCCCAAAATATTTCTCCAACCATCATTTTTGCAACACGCTTAGGTGTCTCAATTAAGCTATCATCTGTTAAATCAAGTCCTAGTGCGTTCATAATATCAGTGAACTTAGCTTCAATAATTTCAATTTTGTCAGTGCGACTAAGTCCGTTATTTACTACTGGAGTTTCAACTCCCATTTTTACTAAGTGTTCATGCACTTTGAGACCCAGTACCGGGTCTGATTTAGTTTTGTTAAATGACATTTTTATTTTTCCTTATATGCTGAGTGAAGTTACCAATATCCCAATCTCTCTGGCAGCAAATACAACTTACTTTTTTGCCTTGCAATTGAGGTCCTGTTCCTCGTATTTTAGCACTATTACTATAGTGTTGTCTAGCTAATTCGGAACGAACTTTCCCGATATTACCCAATGATATTTTTGTCTTTGTGTCTTCCGAATGAGTAGCAGGTCCATACCCGCCCCTATCTTTTTGTTGGGCAGACATCTTACTCTTTGTCTCCGGAGAATGTTCTTTACCCAATCTAGCCTTACTAAGATTTTGACTCCAAGACAATTTCTGTTCATCACTAAGATTGTCTCTTGTTTGCCTTCGTTTGGTATTTGCGTCAGAACCCAAATCTCCACCAAACCCACCCTTAGCTACATTATAACCATTCTTAGATATATGAGTTTCTAAGTGTTGGATTGTATGTTCTTCTAATTGACCTATATATTTTCTGTCAGTTGATTCATTTAATGAAGTTACATTAAAATTGTCAGCGCCGTATTTGGCTATTGCTAAATGAAGAGGATACTTGGGATTTAGTGAATTTGTAACATGCTGCTTCCAGCGTTGTTTTACTGCAAGTTTGGTGATACCAATGTACCGTTTTCCATTCAGTACATTGGTTATTTGATAAAGTGTATACATATGTTCCTTTCAAAGCATCTATCGTTTATGCTCAACGAGACCGAAGTCTAACTAGTTGCCTTTATGCAACATATGTATTTATCACTAGTACTTCACATCCATTAAATTCTTCATCATTACGTATTGGTCATACACGCGACTACCTTCACTGTCAACGCCGCATCCCCAATCCATAGCAGCCTGCATCTTTAACGTAGCTAACTGATGTTTGCTAAGAGTAGGGAACGCAGGTTTCGCAAATGATTCCCAAATTTCCTGTAGTGTTTTCACTTTAGGCTTTAGCTTCTTTTCGTGCGTTCTTAGTCTCAGTAATCTCATTACGGCGAGTTTTAACTAGTTTACTTACTTCTGCTAATGCTTTGCGGGCACGAGTGCCTGCGGCTGAGTTACCTGCTGTAAATTTTGCATCTTCCAATTGGTAATCGAGTACCGCTTGACTAATTGCTTGAGATGTTGTAGTT